TAGCGTCTGTGTACCTCCCGAATCAGTGATGACTACTATGTCGGTGAGCTTAGCCATTTTTATGCTATTTTATAGGCTTCAAATGCTACCAAATCTTTTACTAGATCGTATGTTACTTTGGAAAACCTGTATGTACCATTTAAGGGATTGATTAAGCGTGACGCTCCTGTACTTGAATCACCAAAAGAAATAACCATGCACTCATAAGGAAGTACTTTGTTTATCCCAAAAAACTCACCACTTAATGTTGGTATTTTTGTGTCTAACAATACCTTTTCGTATGCTGTAACACCTATGGCAGCAACCGTAGCGTCACTAACGTCACTAGACCCATATTCGTAAAATATAGGTCCATCCGCAGTAACCTCACGCTTTGCCACATTACCCTTTCTAAAAGAAAAGTTAGCCGTTTTATCTGCTGATGAGTTTAACAAGTTTGAAGTTGACGATGAAGTTAATGAACCGTGTGTTACTTTCAGTTCTTTAAACTTGTTTTTTTTGGGGGTCTCTAGTTTCAATGATTTAAAATCAGACTCACTCATAGAAACGGTTTCTCCCCCATCTATGTCTCTTGCAAAGTACACTTTTTTACCGAGCATATTGCCAAACACAGAGCCTTCTACGCCAGCTATATTAGCTAGCTGCTCAGGGGCTGTTAGTATGCCAGATTCAAGGTCTTGTTTGTCATCAAAAACCCACCATATAAACTCTCCTTGAGATGGGGTATCATCAAAATTACTTATCACAATGCTTGTACCTGCACTACCATATATATCGTCTAGCGCATCACTTATAAAATCAGGCACGGGTAGCGCTGTAAAATTAATCGTTGGGCTTGAGTTACCATAAGTTTGACTATTACTGTTTGATATTAATTCTGCAATAGAGTCAACACTAACGTCACTAGGCTTTAATGGTTGAAAGTTTATTGTGGTCTTTCTTCCGTTAATATCATAAGTAATATCCTGATTAGAAAAAGTACACTTAATTACATCAGCGCTGCCAGCCCCAGATGGATTATATATATTTATTTGACACCCCGTTATTAAAGTGCTTGTACCGTCAAAGTATGCGTCATATATGTTCTGATAATGGTCTGCATTAGGATTGTCAAAAAAAGATATAGAGACAGAGCCAGCACGTATACCCACCTTATCAACATTATCTACATCAGTGGTAACCGCAAAGTCATAGGTAAATTTCCCTATTTCACATATCTCGTACTGCACAAAGCTAGCTACGTCTGTGTCTGTAGATATGATATTAAACTGTACTTCTATATCTACGGAACGTAGAGTTACTTTGTTGGATGTTGCAGCTAAACTACCCATTATTAATCACCTAAGTATGTAGTTCCGCTTTCTATTTTTGCGTTACCGCTTTTAACCTTATAAGCCATCACCTCTTCGTCTAGCGACCCTTGTAATACGATGGTAGGTGCTATTGATTCTGGACTTGATGGGGCAAATCTGTCCATAGATGGATCTTGGAAAGAATTATCACCTCTAAATTCAGTTTCAAAAAAACCTCTCTGTGGGGCTTGTACGGTTTGAGAAGTAGATGGTGATTGAACGTTCGCTGATCCTCCAAGCTGTGTGCTTTTTATTTGCTTTATTTGAGCTATAGCACTAGCAGCAATAGTAGCTGACATTGCTATTTTAGTAAAAGTATCTAGCTTTGGATCTGCCAGGGTACTTACTACAGCTGAAGCCCCTTCAATGGTAGCCATAGCTATCCTAAACTCTTTACTTGCTCCAAATATTTCTCCATACACACCGGCTATCTGAGCAAGTTCTCCTGCTCTACCAAATTGAAGACTTGCCGATTGAGCTTCAGCAAATGATGTAACAGATTTTTTAGCTGCGTCTATTTGTGTTGATAGTTCAGGATATTTTAACGCTAACTCGTCTAAATCCTCTATCTGTTTATTCATTTCCATATTTATCTTAGCAAATTCGCTTACGCCGGCTGTAGTAGAAAACGTTAAATCTTGAATTTGCTCTGATGCTTTCTTAACAGGATCATTTAATTTATTAAATAATTGTATCTGTTGGTTCATCAACGAAAGATGTTTGGTTCTTTCCTCAGATGATAAGTTCTCGAAGTTTAATAGATTAGCTTGAGCTTGTATTTGTCTTTGTAATTCTGCTGTAATTTCTACCCTGCTTCTAAAAGACTCTCCATTAACCTGTATACCTTCCATTTGAGAAGCAGTTAAAACAGCCATCGTATTAGCAGCGTCTTTAGTTACGTTTAAAAATCCTTGAAGACCTCTAGTGTTAGCAACTTCTGCATCAAATTGTTTTTTAGCTTCTAATAACTCCTCTAGTCTATCGTTAAATTTTTCTTGAGCGGCAGCTGTTTTTATAGCTTCATCATTAATAAGACCAAATAAAGCACCTATTTCAAAAGAAGCGTTTGGAAAAGCCTCCATTAATGACGCCAGACCTAACATCAAAGGATTTAACCCACCGGCTGCCCTTATGCCAGTAGCTAGCATGCCGCTCTCTAATTCCTTAAAGTTTTCAGGAACCTCTTTTATTTTATTTTGGAGCATAGCTATCTCTTGCTCCCTAGCCCTCATACCAAGAGGATCGTCAAATCCAGAATCAAACTCGCCAAAAGCCTTCGTTATCTCTGAAAATGCTTCTACTTGTTTATCTGCTGCTTCTGTTACTTTTTTAAGTCTCTTCTCTAGCATTTGAAACGCTAAAGTACCGAGCATAACCGCCGTGTTTATAGCTATTAAAGCTCCACCGGCTCCCTTCATAGAATTCTTTAACGCTCCAAACGTGGTCATTTGTTTTTCATTCTGAAGAACCCCATCCGCTACTAACTTATTGTGTCTCTTAACGTTATTGCTAAGGTTAGCAAACAACTCTGCAGTGAATCCAACGTTGTTACCAATGGCTCGCATACCTTGTGCGAATCCCTGACTGAACTGAGTTGAATCCTGTACTAAATCACTAAAAGAAAACAATATTTGATTTGATCCAGAAAAGGCTTTATTCATGGTTCCGGCTTGATGCTCTATAACCTGTAGTCCGTCATTAAAGTTATTAGATGCACTAACCGCAGCTCTTTGAACATTAGCTAAATTATTTATAGTGTTATTTAGCTGCTCCGTTTGTTTGTCGGTAAGGTTTTCTTGTTGTGCAGCCTCCTCTAACTCTTCTCGTAACCTTTGAAGTTGTATCGACCCATCAAGAAGAGCTTCTGACTGATTTATGAATGAGTCCGTGCTCTGATCGGTTGTTACAATGCTCTTTTTAAATGAAGAGGTGTTTTTTCGAACTTCAGACGTGGTAGTCTTAACGTTTTGCATTAAATCTAAAAATCCAGCAGAAGCTCCAGTTGTTGCGTCTCTAGCAGGAGATTTAATTTTATTTAGATTGTCTTTTAATCTTTGAATCTCTTGGTTGAGATTTTGTACTTCCCTAGAAGCGTTTGGATCAATGCCAGATGTAATCTTTTTTAGATTAGATGAGTCTACTTCGAATCGAACGTTATATACTAACTCTGGCATGGTGTTTTATTTATCTTTTGGCTTGTGATAAGCCTCACGAGCCATCATTGCTTTGGTTATGTCTTCTATGGAACAATCGGCTTCAAGTTCCTTCGCTCGCAATGGATCGAAACTGGCAAGTACATAACAGTAGTATGTGTATGCACCGCCAATTTCAACCACTAGGTCATTAGGTGCGAGCAAGTCTAATGACTCTAAAGTACTCCGACTCCATTGGAAGGTACTTGTCGCCTGTTCGTAAAAAAATCCCACGCTTCCTCAAGCGTTCCAAGCTCCAAGTCATCCGATTTCCAAGTGGCATCAGTAATTTTCTTATCGAGATTCAAACAATGATCTGCAGTATACTTACAATACTTAGCTCGAAACTCTTCATCTAAACGCCAGGCGTTCAGTGCCTCAAAGTCTTCCATCGTGTAATCATCAACAGAAGCCTTGTCATCTTCTAGCTTCTTATGAAGTTTAGGATGGTTTTCTTTGTACCAGCCCAAGAGCATTTGTCTACGCTCCTCGACTACCTTATCAAAACGAATAGGGGTCGGCTTGACTTCAAACCGAACCCCCATAAATTCGCCCGTTACTTTTGTAATACGTCCCATAAATTGCTCGCTTTATTTATGTTTTATGTGTTAAACTCTACAAACTCATAAGTACTACTTGTTTGTAGGGTAGGATTCTTGAATATTAAAGTATCATCAGTCCCTAACTGAACAATAACTTGAACCATTTTTGCGTCAGATGTAGGTGTGATACTTGCTTGTTTAACCGTTCCGTTATCATCACTAGTTATAGAAGTAGCCGTTCCATCTACATCAACGCCAGTCTCATCTCCAGTATAAGAAATCATCTTTATACTTATACCGTTCTCACTAGCATTATCATCATTTGCCGTAACAACATCTATATTGAAATATAGAGTTTTGCCTCCAAACGGAAGGTAAATGTTTCTATACAGCTTCTTAACTCCTCCAGTAGAAGACAGGGTTTGCTGATTGGTACTAGTAGCAAAAGAGACGGTAGCGCCGCTTGACTTTTCCCAGCCATAAGCTGTTATACCACTACCAGCAGATGCAGCCCCCCACTTGTATAGAGCCAAACCATTAGTGCTATATGATAAGCCAGAGGTATGTTTACCTGTACCTGTATGAGCATGTAATGGAGATACTGTCGTGAGATCATAGCCCCCCTTGGCTTCACGAGGGCTATTAAACCTAAAAGAGGCTGACTCAGAAAACACTTGATTCACGTTCATCGCACCTTCTAGTTGCAGTATTTGACCGCCTATACCGAATCCACCAAACACAAGGCTTGTACGATTGTCGGCTAACGTCTGCAGGCTAGATATAGTATCTTCTTTAAATAAACCACTAACAGTTAAATCATAGTTTTTAGTCAATAATCGGTACTGATGCTGGCTCTATACTAAGGACTTGACGAGAAGCCTCGTCTGAACCCTCTTGAACAACAGAAAAAGTAAAATGATCGGAAAAGTCAGCAGTATTTAAAATGCTTAACTTCTCTAGTTGACTTCTACTCATTGGATTATCTCCTAATTATTATGAAGAAGTTAATCCAGATGCAGCGCTGATTACTTCTAATGTTCCAGTTAATACAGTTTCTCTACGACCATTACTGTAATCTTCGTAACCGTTTAAATAAATTTGACCTGTGTCAATATTGAATGAATTTGAAGTACCATCAAATCTTATATAAGCCTTCGTGTGTAGAGTACCGTCATTGGATACAACAGCGCTAGTCAAAATAGGATCTCCAGCGTCAGTAGCTCCGAAGTTTTGATGCTTGGTTCTCATTTCAATGTTTACAGTGTATGATTCATTGATGGTTTGACCGTCATCAACTACTACTGTGTTAGGTTCTATGGTAGGTAAAGAAGCCTCAACAACAACAGCGTGGATGTCTCCACCGCCTGTTCCGTCAAAGTTCGCAGTGCTACCTATGGTAACTTTGTCTAATATAAATTTAGCCATTGTTTTGTGTTTGGTTTAGGATATTTTGATTATACTTTGAAAATTCACGTTTGTTGATAGGTAGCCATCTTCTTCGTCTATCGTATCAACGCCAGTTATTGTAATGGTATATACGTCGGCTGTTATCGTCGTCGCTGCCGTTGTATCTGCCCAATCAATAAGCTGATCTGTAAGTTCTAACATTCTGTCGTAGGCAGCATCTTTACCGCTATGAGAGTCCGGCTGATCTACATACACTTTAGCCTGGAAACTCTGGTTAAGTTCCGTTGGTTTTTCAGCATCTACTTGATAGTCTGTAGACCCACTCATCAACTTGAACATAACCGCTTCGGTTTTAACGTCACCTCTCTTTCTAATATCGAAAGAATCACCACTATATTTCAATACCTTTTCCGCAGTAGGTCTTGCGTCTGAAGATGAATAGGAGCTGAAGCTCGTTACGTACCCACTAAGTATTGCGTTTCTATCCATTGACTACGATCCTTCTGTTTTTATTAAGGTGTTCTTCTAATGCTTTTTCTACAAATTCTACGTTCTTTTGCTGGAATGACTCATCAGAATCTTCTGTTGTCGGAAATTGTCTACGTTCGGGCATGCCACCGGACCCTGTTTCATGCAAATACATATAACTATCCGATTCAGCGTTGCTATGATACATTTCAAATCCTTCGTTGGTATTATACACGCCCAGGCTTTGCTCTGCTCGTTCCGTATAAATTAAGTTAGGCTCGTCGTTACCAACGTCACGTAACTTGTTTCTAGCGTAAAAATATGGAGAGTTATCCGATAATTCTTGTCTAGGAGTACCATCTGGGTCTAAGGATTCTCTATTGGTTTTTCTAATGTCCTCTCTATAGTGTAAGCCAATTTGTTGGTATACCTCTTTTATTACATGAGGTTTAAACCTGGTTTCTACGTCTAGCTGTATAACTCTACCTAGATCCATACTAGTACATACTCATGAAACGAACTCGTGGAGTCGTCTTTGGTTTAGCTAATAAACCACTCAATCGCCTAAGATTAGCAGTAAGGTATTGGTTGTACATGTTATAGTACTTCATAGCCTTAGAAAAGCTATAGCTGTCTTTGTGCGTTGCGTCCTGCGCAAACCACAACTCTAAAAATTTGTATGAAAGCAAGTCAACAAGAAGTTCTTCAGAATCTGCTGCATAAATAGCATCAAGTAACGCTGTCTCTGTAGTATACGTAGAATCGTTTATGTATTCCCTTAGATTTTCAAGAATATCCGTTTTAAGGAGCTTAATTGCTTTACCTAGTATTAGGTTATCCTTCTCCGATAGATTGAGCACGGTAGTGCCCGTAGTGACGTTAATGCCCTTGAACGTTAGCTCTTCTAGTGCATCAATATTGTTTCTAGTAAGTGTTAAGTCGCTAAACGCCATGAGTATTGCTTTATGTGTAGTTAAAAAATAGGGGGTGACCCCGAAGAGCCACACCCCAATAATTAGTTACTAGGGCTTACGCCTTAGCTACGTTACCACGAATGTATCGTCCACCTAGATCTGGTCTGAATACCTTAACTCCGTATAGTACTTCGATAAGGATGTCAGCGCCTGACTTGGTTTCTTCTACAGTCAACGTGTAGTTTACATTGTTCATTGGCTCGAAACCAGCAGCTCTACGAACGCCTGAACCTGAACCGCTATCCACTGAAGGCATTACAGCAGTTACTAAGGCAAGGGCAGATGGGTCGTAGAAGAACTGCTCACGTCCAGTGTCACCAGAAGCAATATCAACTGGGTTGATAGTGGCGTTGTTAGCAACAGCTT